CTATACGCCATCCACCAGCACCAGTATCATATTCCCATTTTACTTCGTAATGGTCGAAGTTAGTTCTACTGAAAGACCATGTTGCAAACATATCTCTTTCGGTTCCTGAGTCAAGTGCGAACCAACGATATGTTACAGTCTTAGCTGTTGGTGGTGTTGGAGCAGGAGTAGAACTCCCACTTCCAGTACTTCCACCAGTACTTCCACTTCCACCAGTGCTTCCACCAGAACTTCCACCGCTAGATGTTATACCAGGTAAAGTTAACAATTGTTTTGGATATATAATTGGTCTACTTTGCGATATGCCATTAGCGTTAGCTATATCTTTCCATTTATAAGGATTCTTATAAACAGACTTAGCGATGTTCCATAAACAGTCACCTTTGACAACACGCCATTTACCATTTTCTAAAGCCATACATTAAGTCCTCCTTTCTATGATAGCAGCTCTAATCAACGTTCCAACTGCTTCACTTATATTACTTCCATCATCATATGTGATACCATTAATATTGTAAGTATCACCGTTCATATTAGACATGTCCTTACGTAGCTTATCTATTGCTGTAACGACATTATTATTTGAATCATTTTGAAGTTTGTTATTCATGTCAGTTTTTATAGCATTTAAGTTAGCCATAACTCCAACAGATGGTCCATCATTAAATAATGAACTTAAGTATCCAGCTCCAGATTCAACCTCGCTTAAATCTAAAACAGGTCTTATTGTAGGTTGAGAATCGAAATCCATATCAATAGTATCGATAATACGAGAAAGTATATTCTTTGTAGTATCTACAGTAGAATTACTCATATTAACAACAGCTCTTTTAATAGAAGAATTCATTGTACCAATACCTTGAGCAAATCCTTCAGGAATTCTAGAACCTATTTTTCTAAATACTTTTGATGGAGAATGTATATCTAAAGCTTCTTTAGCAGCTTGTTCAGCCTTATTAGCCATAGCTCTAGCTTTTGCAGTAGCTAAGAATGTATTTGCGCTAATACCTCTAGCAAAACCTTGAACAACATTTTTACCAAGAGTTTCATATGATCCGATGCTTATAGATTTAATACACGCGTTAGACATAGTTTTAACAGCATTAGTAGCTATACTTTGATTATTGTTGATAGATTTACCGAATTTTTCAAGACCAGCTTTTGCTTTATCAGCCATATTAGTCTCTAAATCAGCAAATCCTTGCATTAATCCATCTTTGCCTTTTTCACCCATTGCTTTTAAAGCAGCTACGAAATTAGGAGTAGTGTTAGTAGGAACTTCAGTAAGTTTATTAATCGATTCGCTAAAACTATCTATTATTGATACAGCGCCATCAACACTTTCTAATCCATTTAATTCAGTAAATGTATCTTTCATTGATTTGATAGCCGCACTAAGTTTTTCGTAATCAATTTTATTTACTTTTTTAGCAAAGGCTTTGAATTTAGTTCCTAAAGTTCCTATACTTTCAGCAATAGTACTAATACTATTAATATCAGTTCCACCGCTACATATATCAACAATAGCTCCATGTATATCTTTTATTAATTGTACAGCTGGAGCTGCTTTAGCAAACTCTACTTCTTTGATCGAATCCATAAATGCTTTTAATTGTGTACCTAACGATGAGATACCATTACCTAAACCGGTACATTTACCAACAACGTTTTCAGGTAAATCTTTAACTACATTACCTATATCCGTTACTGTTTTTAAAGCAACAGTTGCATTGTCAAAATTAGTTTCTTTAATATGATAGAAGAATCCATCAAGTTCTTTACCTATTATTGAAATACCACTAGCGAAAGTATTTATACGTTCAGTAAGTTTTTTTGCTTTCATATCTGGTATTTTTTGAACAGCTTCAACTATTTTAGTTATAGCATCAGTAGCAGTAGTTGCGTTATCAAATTTAGTATCTTTAATATGATAGAAGAATCCATCAAGTTCTTTACCTAAAAGTGACATATTTCCAGCAAAAGCTTTCATGCGCTCTTCTATTTTTTTACCTTTTTCATCAGGTAAATTAGCAACAGTATCACTTATGGTTTTTATTGCTTTGGTAGCTTCTTCAGCTTTATCGAATTTGGTATCTTTTATATATTCAAAGAAACCAGCAAGGTTTTCACCTAAATAATCTATACCATCAGCGAAAGCATCTATACGTTCTTCAAGTTTTTTACCTTTAACATCTGGTAAAAGATTAAGTGATTCCGCTATTGTTTTCGTAGCTTCGACCATATCTGTTACACGTTCAGTATCAGCACCTTCAGTATCTTCACTAAGTTTCTTTAATTTACCTCCTAAACTACCTAGTCCATCTGTTATGGCATTTAGTCCTTTTTCACCAGTAATTTTTTGTAAATATCCATCAGTAGGAGGAACTTCTTCTAGTGCTTGTGCTATCTTTTTACCTACATTAGCTATACTTTCTACACGATTAATATCAATACCATCAGTATCATCGCTAAGTTCTTTTAATTTTGTTCCTAACTCTTTTAAACCATCTGTCAATGTTGTTAAACTCTTTTCACCAACAACTCTTTGTAGTAACCCATCAGTAGCTGGTATTTCATTAAGTAATTCGGTTATCTTTTTAGATGCGTCTAATACTTTAGTTACACGTTCGATATCAATACCTTCAGTATTATCGCTAAGTTCTTTCATTTTCTTTCCTAATTTACTTAATCCTATTGTTAATGTTGTTAGACTATTTTCCCCCATAACTTTTTGTAAATAACCATCTGTAGCTGGTATTTCATTAAGTACTTCTGTTATCTTTTTAGACACATCTAATACTTTGGTTACACGATCAAAGTCGATTCCCTCAGAATCTTTACTAAGAGCTACATATTCTTCTGCTAATTCGCTTAAACCGTCCGCTAACTTAGTTAGACTCTTTTCACCAATAACTGTTTGTAAATATCCATCTGATAAAGGCATATCATTAAGAATGTTTACAAATTCGTCAGTTATTTTAGCTATTTTTATTATATGGTCAGATTTAATATCTTTAGTAGTATCATTAAATTCTTTTAAAGATTTACCAAATTCACTAATTTCTTCACCGAAATCGGTAAAGTTTTTTCCACCCATAATGAAACTGGTGATACCATCTAATAATTTTGCAGCAGTTAACATTACAATTGCTTCGGTTAAATATATGATACCGTTGATCATATCTTTATCTATTTTCTTAGCGCCTTGTATAAATCCTTCTAATTTATCCATAAATTCAGATAAATCTTCAGCTACAGCTGGAAGAGATTCCGAAATTGTTGTCAACGCACCGCTAACGAAAGAACCTAACATTTCTCCGATTCCTTCAGCTAATTGGGTTAATACTGACATTCCAGTATCTAGGAAATCTTCTAATGCTGGGAATTTTTCCATTAATGCACCAATAGCAGTAGCTAATAATCCAATCTCAACCATTAATAAGACTAATCCTTGCATTGCGCCTACGCCTATTAATGCTAATGGTCCCACTATAGCTAACATTAAAAGAATATCACCCATCAATTCCAAGAATGATGTAAGCGCTTCCAAATTTTCAATAGCGTTAGGTACCGCGTTCATCATATCTAATAATTCTATTACAGCATATACTGCACCTATAATAACAACTAAACCAAGAAGTCCAGTCGCTGCTATTCCAGCAGTAGCCATATAAATAGCTCCGACACCAGCACTTATTAATAGTACCAAAGCTAATACTCCCATAAATTGTCCTAATGCGGCAGCATTTTGAGCACCATTTTGAATGTTGCCCATTATCGCTAATGCGCCAACTACAAGATAAACTAGACCGACTAAAGCAAGCATTCCAGCTAATCCAAGGAACGCGTCTTTACTCAATTTACCCATACCACTTATTATAGCTAACGAACCAGTTAAAGTTAACAATAATATTGATAATGCAACAGAAGAACCTATAGCACGTTCATATGGTAATTGACCTATTAAGAATAAAGCTCCCGCTAATATTACGACAGCAGCAGATAAAGCCATAAGCATAGGTATACTTTTATTAATATTAGAAGTAGATTTCATTAAAACAGCAAACATACCCATAACAAGTCCAAGCGCTACACTAGCACTGATAAGTCTGTTTGGTTCAATTAATGACAATACACCAACAGCAGTAGCTAATATAGCTATCGCAGCAGTAATTGCAATTAAAGTGCCCATACAATTTTGTGCATGTTTTGTGATATATGTTAATGCACCTACAATAATGCTCAGAACACTAACGACAGCTAATCCTTTCGCTAAGGTTCCTCCATTTATCATACCTAATATAACTACAGCAGCCGCTAACACACCAATAGCAAATGATAATTTTAATATTGTTGTACCAATTTTATCAACATTTTCCTTACCCGATGCTAATCTAGTGAACCCCATTAATGCTATTATAATAGCGCCAAGTAAACCTACAGAAACAACACCTTTACCTAATGTGGTTGTGTTCATCTTACCTAGTATTCCAACAGCAGCAGCCATTACAACCATAGCCAATGATATTTTAAATATTGCTCCGCCTATCTTTTCAAGTTTAGTACTATTACCAGATGCTAATCTAGTGATAAACATTAATGCTGCTATCAATACACCAAACATAGTAATAAACATAAGTCCTTTAGATAATACTTCAGGATCCATTTTTCCTAATATTCTAGCTAATAATGCTAATATTAATAATGCAACAGATATTTTAAGTATTGAACTACCTATTCCATCTGTTTTACTCATTAAATTACTTAACAACATTAATCCGGCTATTATTCCACTAAAATACAAAATAAATTTAGTACCCTGTTCTAACTCAGATGTTTTCATCTTACCAAGCGTTTTTACAACTCTAGCCATTATCCATAATGCAACACCTATACCAATAAGCATCGATGCAGCTTTTTCTGTTTGTATTCCATTTCCAGATGCTGCTTTCATCAGTATAACAAGTCCACCTATCATTCCTATAAGGGATACGATTGCTTTTCCTGCTCCTGATTCAATTGAAGCAATATTCTTTAAAGCTTTAGCCATAAGAGCTATTGCAATACCGAAACTTAATAACGTTAATGCAATCTTACCAAAATCTAAAGCTGATAAATCTAATTTACTACCATATTTACCAATAGCAATTACTAGACCTGAAAGTAAAAGCATAAGTACAGTTATAGCTCCGACAGCAGACCATAGTTTAAGTTGGTCTAATGTAGATAAAATACCGATAGCAGCAGCAAGCACTGTTATAGCTATAGCAAATGATTTAATTAATTCAGCTGTAAATTTTAATTTAGCTGCTTGTATAGCTCCATTTAAAGATTCAAATGGTGATGTTACAGCATTGATTGCTTTAGATATAGTAAGCATAGAAGCAATTAATCCAGTTCCTAAAGCAATTGTAAATACAGATCCTATATCCAATTTCTTTATAATATCTATTAATTTTTCACCTACAGTTGTTAAAAGTTCGTAAGCTATATTTACCATAGATTTAATACCATTGAATAAACCTAGAACTATATTCTTACCTATTTCAAAGAATTCAGTAGAAGGTGAATGAATTCCTAATACTTTCTTTATTCCTTCTAATAGCATTTTACCTAGATTTACAATAGCATCTACAGCTATTTTTACACCGTTTTTTAGTCCATTAACAAGACCATCGATTATATATTTAGGTATATTATCGGTTTCTTTCAAACCTTGGAACCATTTTCCTATAGCATTACCGAATGTCATTAATTTGTTTTTAATATTTTCTATGCTATTTTGAATTTTGTCATTGTTCTTAACCCAATTTACAGTCCATTCGATAGCCATCTTAATATACTTAGCTACAAATTGGATACCTTTAGCTAATAAGCTATTTTCTTTAACCCATTTTCTAGCATTATATATAGCATCACCAAGAACTGCTGTGAAATCTAATACATTTTCAACACCGAAACCAAATGCTTTCAGTACTTCTTTAAGAACAGCGAATACTATCTTAAATGCTCCACCAGCTATGTCTGAAATGAAACCTAGAATAGAGAATACACCTCTAAGTGTTCTCATTAAATTGTCAGAATTTCTTAAAACTCCGCTTTTTATAGTTTCTGAGAATTTATTAAATGCTGCTATTATATTGTATATTTGTACGACTGATTTAGATGGAAATACATCGCTCCAAGCTGTTTTAATTGATTCAAATATTTTAAGTATACTACTTCCTAAATTTTTGAATCCTTCTATTAAAAGTGTACGTCCATCTTTATTTTCCATTTCACTTATAAGTTCACTTATAGATTTACCAGTCTTTTTAGATTGAGCTTCTAGATCACGATACATTTTTATTTCATCATCGGTTAGACCTATTTCTTTTAGTTTAGCATCCGATAAATTTTCAAGTGCATCTGTAGTATTTCTAGCTTCTATCCCATGCTTCTTTTCAGCTTCTGTTATATCGTCGACTGTTAATTTATATTGATATCCTTTATTAACTAAACTTTGGATAACTTCATAGTTATGTCCTTCTGCTTCAAGAAGTCCTTTTCTGTATGGTTGATTTTTATAATCACCTCTCCATACATCATTGACCATATCTTGATAATATTCTAAACTTTTACTAATGTTATCTACTTTTTTAGCGATTTGTCCGACATTAGAATTTTCTATCTTTTCAAGTAATGCATCAAAAGGATTAAAAGACATAACTTTTTCGATTTTACTTTGGATACTATTTATAGGTTCAACAAATACATCGTAAAGAGTATTAGCCAAATCTGTCCATAACTCTTTTGCCTGTACATAATTACCAAATATACTTTCGAATATTCTCATGAAAGAAGAACCCATAGCATCTTTAGTTGCATCTATAGCTTCCCTAAAAGTTTTAGCTTCTTGGGCTGATCTAAATGCAGCTACTCCAACACCAGCATATTTCTCAGATAAAGCTTCGATTGCTTCTGATGCTGTATCATATTCTCCTGATGCGACAGCTTTATAAGCAGCTTCAGAAAGTGTAGAAAATTTACCAAAGGCTTGTTCCATTACTTCGGTATCAGCCCATTTATCTTTTAACGATGTTGCAAAACTAGCGATTGTTACTTCGCCTTCTTTAATTTTACCTAATTCAACCGCTGTATCTATTAATATTTGTTTTAATTGTTTAGATCCAGCACCAGCTAATTCGATACTTTTCCAGTCCATAAGTTGTAAACTACCAAAACCATATGATTGGTTAAGGTTATACATTACACGACTGAATTCAGCAGCACCTTTACCAGCATATGCAGTAGCATTAGCCACACCTGTAATCATTGGTATAAGTTTTTCAATCTTACCACCAGATGATGTCATTTGTGCTAAAGCAGCTGTCATATCAGTAAAACCGTAACTAGTTTCATCTGAATACCACATTAATTGGTCTAAGTATTCATTAATTTCATCAAGAGATTTACCTGTTGAATTCATTAATGTTTGTACAGATGATGTTTTCTTTTCATATTTATTCCAACCAGCTGCTACTTGATCTATACTAAGCGATTTAACTAATCGTTTACCAGCATTAACAGCAGAGTTAGTAATATTAGCTATAGCTGTTATACCAGCAACTTCTAATACAGAAAATTTAGAACGGACTGTTTCTATCGCGTTCGTCATACCATTTAAATTCATTTTATTAGCTGTTGTACTAATATTTTCTAAACCTTTTGAAGCTCCTGATAAGTTTAATTTCTGCTTCAATCTATCAAGAGTTGATAGTGATTGTTTTACATTGTTTTCGAAATTTCTATTATCAAATCGCATTTCGACAACTTTTTGATCAATTGTTGTACTCATAATTTACTAACCTCCTCCCACGCATTATTTGCGATTTCATCAAAAATAGGTCGGATAGCAGGATGGATGTAATCTCTACCTTGTACCCAACCACCATTTCTTGTAGCATGCCCATAATACAAAATTACTGCAATGTTACACCAATCGTTAACAACATTTGTATTATAGAAAGAGATTGTTACTGATCCTGGATTTCTAGTTATTTCATATTTCCATGAATTCGCGGTTAGACCAGTATCTTTTGGAGTTGCAGACGCAAGAGCGGCTACACCCCTACGACCATATTGGTCAAGGTCTCCAATTTTCACAGCTTCTTTTGCTTTCTCTAAGAAACTGGTCAACTTAGAGAAGTCACCCTTGTGTCTGAAACTTATCATAGATTAATCTCCTTTACTTATTTTTATTTTATCCACTTGTACCTAATTTCTTTTTACGAGCAGCGTTTAATGAAGCATATTCATTGATAAGTTCGCGGCTACTCTTTTTCTTAGGAGGAGTATTCTTAATATTACATACTCGAATAAGTGTTAATAATCTATTAAGATGCCAATCTTGACATTCCATTGGAATATTCAAAGATATCATCCAATAGTAAATGAGTTCTGATGTAATAATTTCATTTTTATTACCATTTTGTGTTCTGTTTCCAAACGTAGTAGCAGTCATAGGAGCGTCGATGTATTCATTTATCTTTTTAATATTTGAATTACTAAGACAATTGTAAATTACAGGGTCGACATTTTGTGTTAACGTCATACATCTTATATAATCCAACGTCTCCTCTGACGTTTTTTGTTCTTTACTTAAAAAAGGTTTACACCATTTTGACTCCCATTTTGAAAGAGAAACTAGAGAATGCTCTAACTGCAGTGATTGCTCTTTTGTAGATAAAAACGTGTTTGTTTTTTCATCATACAATTCTCTAGCTGGTATAATTATTTCTAACATCTCTTATCCTCCACATTATTAATTGTTTTGTGGAAGTTGAGGGATGTCTGCATCTGAAAGATCGATGTCTGCTGGTATAATACCTTTAATAAAGTTAACAGCAGCAACATCATCAGATGCTAATTCCATAAATAATTGAGAATATGCTTCTGTTTGAGAGAATCCTACTGATAATGGAACACCTGAATCATTAACTTTAATGAATCTTTTTCCATCAGCACTCTTTTCACCATAAGCTTTAAGAATAATCTCTTTAAAAATTTTCATGATAGATGGTGCGTCTTGTGTTTCTACAATTCGTTTAATCATTCCAGTTAAACCACCCTCTGTTCCCATTTCCATTTCCATAAGTTCAGCCTTAGTTAAATGAAATAGGAAGTTTTCTTCTCTTTCTGTACCATTGTAATCTGTATATTTAATAGTTTTTGTAATCATAATATTATTCTCCTTTCAATATAAAAGGGATTGTTGGTTAACCCATACAACCCCTAATGTTTTATTATTTTATTATTTTAATGTTAAATTACCCTTCTGCTCCTTGTTCAGTACCATTGATTATTTCTAATACTTCATTTGGTAATGGTAATCTTGCTTCAACATCAGCATCTCCATAAAGAACTTTCTCAAGAGCAGCTAATTTCTCAGCTTCAACTTTTGTTGAATCGATTGTTACTAATGCTGTTGGTTTGAATCCTGTAACTTCTACTGGAGTTGTTGAAATTTCCCAAGAGAATGTAATAGCTTCTGGGCTATCATTTACAGTAGCATAAGCTCTATCTGATGGAGCAGCTAAAGCACCATAAATTAAGTGAATTTTATATCCAGCTTCACCATTTACATCATTACCGATTTTTGTTTGGTATGACATACCGAATGTTTTACGTGCTTGTTGTCCAACAACAACACCTGTTGTTAATGAAGCTTCACCGTTACACTCAGCAAATTCATCTGGATATGTATAAGCTTCTACTGTAGCTTTGAATTCCTCAGCTGACATAAGATTTAAATATTTAATATTATCTGCATATAATGCTGTTGCTTCAGCACCTTCTGGTGATTCTGTAACACCTGTAAGACCATTCCATGCTACACCTTTTGGGTATGCACCTTCAGCGTCTATAGGGTATAATACACCTTTGCTAACACCAGTTTCGTATTGTCTTTCTCCGACTTTATCCCATACTAGTTTCATATATAATTCCTCCTTTTAAAAATATAGTGTTATTACGTCATGATTAAGATTATCAACAGAATAATGTCTTTCATATGTTGCATATGGCATTTCCAATATCTTTTGGATAACTGGATTATCTGGACTTTCATCAATCACAATGACGTTATATCTATTCATACTAGAATATTTGATATTATCTCCATATCTAGTATTGATATCAGTTTTTGAGTATCTTATTGCTGGATACTTCATTTTTAAATTTTCTGGTGTTTGGTAATATACATTTCTGCTATTTAATAGTTTTTCGAATATATTTTGTAATTCTATTCTAGTCCCCATTCCAAACACCTCCTAAACTTAATATTATTCTAGGGTACTGAACTTCAGCACTTATAATTTTCCATTTAGCACCCATGTATTCTACATATCGCATATATTGGAAATTTTTATTGGCATATGGATCGGCTATAATACTAATATTACTTGAAACATTGATATTATCATTGACACCGCCAGATGACTGATATCTACTGATATTCCTAATTACGTCACCACGATAAGGATACTCAGTAATTTTTTCAACCCATACACCAGGTTCTTTTTCCACAGTTTCAATGTAGCCTATATTCCCAAAATATTTTGCCATTTTGAATTTCCTCCTACATCAATTACCCTTCAGCTCCGTTATCTGCTGCAACAGGTTCTTCTAATGCTATAGCTGCGAATGGTTTAACTAATGCACCTGATAAACGTGTTTCCATTAAGTATTTGTATTGGTTGAAATCGATATCGAAATCTTCAAAGCTTGTGATTTCTCCACCTTTTGTAGAACCGATTTGATAATCAGACATATTTACGAATATACCTAATAGTTTCTTTGTTACACCATCAACAACTCTTGTTTTACCTTCGAATTGTTCGATTGTGCAGATTTCATTTACGTTTAATGCAGCAGCTAAATCGGCTTTAGAATTGTAAATTCTTCTACCGTTTAAATCTCTAGCTAATAACATTACATTTAATAAGTGTGGTGTACAATAGAAGTCTAATGAACCAGTACCTTTGTATTTTTCTCTTGCATATAATGCAGATGAAATTATAGCTTCAGCATAGATATAGTTCTCACCGAAGTTAGCTCCTGTGTTAGTACCTTGAAGTTCTGCTTTAGCAGCAGCGATATCAACATCAGCATGAATTGTGTATAATTCTTCATCGTTATAGATTGAACGAATGTGAGCTTCTTTGATTTTTCCTTCAGTACCTTCTTCTCTACCATCACCAATTAAGATAGCTGTAGCTACTTCTCTTCTTAATGCATCGTTCATTATACCTTTTTGGTATGCAACGATATCGAAGTCTGTGATATCGATGATATCATCTCTTTCTAATTTATCTTTAACATATACTGTTTGAGGGTCACAAGAACGGTTAAGTAAACTTAATTGTCCAATTAATTTCTTTTCTGTTTTCTTTTCATAACCCATTGCTCTAATATCAGCTGCTCTTAAATCAACATGTCTTGTTCTAACTCTGCTGATTGGTGATTTGTGAGCTTTAGCTAATACTCTTTCAACCCATGACCAGTCGTTATCTATTTTTTCTGGTGCTCCTGGATTTATTAATTTGCTTTCTGGGAACAATGCTTCTATTGTTTCATCAGTGAAACCATGTTTTAATGTTCCATTCTCTTCGCAATAAATTTCTAAAGCTTGTTTGAATGAACCAACATTTGGTTTCTTAGCAAGAGCTATAATAGCCATTTCATCACTATGTGTTAAAACTTGATCGTTATTTTTCTTATCATTTTCAAATACATTATGTTTCATATCTTCTTCTCCTCCATTTTCGTTATTTTCTTCTTCGTCATTTTCATCTTCGTCTTCTTCATCGTCGTCATCAGTATCAGCATTATGTTCTAAAACTTGTCCAACGATTCCGTAAACTACATTTTTTTGTTCTTCAGTTAAAGTATCGAATATTTCACCGACAGTTTTTTCTTTAACTTCTTCTTGATTTTCTTTTTTTTCATCTTCCATCTGACTTTCCTCCTTATCTTTATTATTTTCAGAATCATCTGAATGTTGTACATCAACATCATCAACTATATTATCAGCAGCATTATTTTCATCTGTAGTTAAAGTGATTTGTTCATCTGTAAAAATAGTAGCTTCTAATTCTTCTTCTGAATCATCACTATGTACAACTACAGCATCGATATATGCACCAGGATTAGCTCCCGCCAATACTAAGCTAACTTCTCTTATACAACCATGTACTACATTATTCATCTTAGATTTAAGCTTATTAGCATATATAGATAATTTATCTACATCACCATTAACTACTAGAGCTTTAGCTGTTTGTCCTGATTCTGTATTATTAAATTTACAGTAAGCATAAACACCGTCTTCTCTATTTTCTAAGATGGCATGTCCAAGAACTTCGTTAGGGTCGTTATGTTGATGATTCCAAACTAATGGTACTTTTTGTCCATCATTGTCTTTGAAAGCATCTTTCATTATAGTTCTACCATCAGAACATTGAATGTTGTTTCTGGTAGCCCATCCGCTAAAATCATACTCCATTTTGACTTTCTCCTTTCTTAATATTTTTATCTTCTTCATCCTTTTCATCGTTTTCGCTATCACCATTAACCGGTGTTTTGTTAGCTAACATTTCTTCAGGATGATTAAGGTTACTGTTCAATAGCATATCTGCTCTAGGATCATCTGATGGTTTCCATCCTATGACTTGTCTAAATTCATTTGATGATGCTATTTCGTTTCTAGTAAATTTATCTGATAATTCAGCTAAATCTTTAACTGGAACAAGTTTAAATGGATCTCTAAAATATTTTATTGTTTGATTTTGTGATCTAGCTGTTTTAGTTAAGAACTTACGTATCATTTCATCAACAATAGATGCTAGTATTGGTTCTACAGTACGAGAATAGTAATTAAGCATTGTAACCTCATCTGCTGTTCCATCCATGATAGCTTGTGTTATACCTAACTGACTGAATAACATGTTAGTTAAATATTCAACTTGCTTCATTAAGTTGTTTTCAACAGGACGATTTAACTGCGTAATTTTCTCAGTACCATCTATGTAAGCGATACCATATTTAGAGCCTTTTAATTGTTTTTCAACCTCTTCTCTTCTTTCATTAGCTTGTTTCCTTCTAGTTTCAGATTTTATAACATAAGGTAATTGAACGATAAGATCCAATTTACCAGAACTAGACTGTTCGTCTACACTGTCTAATAAAGCTAATTTTCTTACAAGACGTTGTAGAGTAGAGTTTGGTTCATTCATTATTGCATATAATGGATTCTCCACAATAGCTACCATTCTTTTTGGTAATACTATATCTTCTTTTCTTCCAGTTCTTTCATTATATACATTTACTCTTACACTACTAGGATACCAACCGACAATTTTGCCAACTCTTAACGATAAAATGTCATAAGACTTAGACATAGTAGGGTCACCTTTAGTATCCGTAGGAACTATAGCGACACATCCCTCATCAAGCATTGACATTACAACATCCTGTATAAATGCTCTTGCTGTTTGGTCGATATTAGGTTCTAAAGTTAAACAATTATTAAGGTCTGATTCAATAACTTCTGTAAAACGTTTGTTTTCATCTAATCTACAATGATTTATAGTTATTGATGCAACGTCTAAAGCTATACGGTTAAGTACAGATGTTACAATAGTACGTTCATTACCTCTAGATAACCTAGGTCTATCAGGTTTATATGTCGAACCTCTAGAATAATCGTTATGTACAGGTCCTGTCGGATCTCTGTTGTTTAAGAATACATTCCAAGAATTTTTAATTCTAGTTGCAATATCCATCACATTACCTCCTTTTTTACTCGAATGCTTCTCTATTAACTTTGAAAGCAATATAAGCATCCATCATAGCTGCTACAGCATCGATCTTTTGATCGTAGCGCACTTTAAATAATTTTCTATTACCATTTGTATCTTCTAGAGTTATACAATTACCCATGGTAAAAGTCATAAGCTCTTCATCGAACAATAGTAATCTATCTTCTGCCATCTTTTTCAATTCACCTAAAGGAACTGATTCTGTTTTAGCACCTTGTGGTACTTTTTCAATACCAAATGGTCCATTTTCTCTTTCCCATCTTTCTACAAAATCTTTAGCGTTATATGGATCGTAACCAAAACATCTTACATCATAACCTCTTTCTAAAATGTGATTATCTAGGTCATCGTAAACGTCCATCATATTTAATACAGTACCAGGCATAACTATTAAAGAGCCTTCATTGATAAATACATCATATTTAGCTCTCATTGCTGGTTGTAATTTCATTAATGTACGCTCTGTAATATAGTTTCTGGTTTTAATACCGAACGCTTCACCTTTAAGAGGAAATAAAAATGTAAACGCACAGAAGTCATCACCTTGTGATAAATCGGCACCAAGTGCACATGGCATTTGCCAGTAATTACGTTTTCTATGTTTAAGTGTTTCTTCATAAGTAAAGAAATACGTATAACCTTCCATAGGTATTCCAAAACGTTTTGCTAAGATATCATTTCTATTAGCTGGAGCTTTCTCAGCTTTTTCCACATCCAATTGATAAGTTTCATAAGTTACCGTCTTACCAAGATTAGGATTGGCTTTTATCCACATTTCAGGGTCTGCTACTTCATCTATCGAATCTAATTTATACCACCAGATTGATACATGAGGATTAATATATTCTCCTTTAAGTATATCCATTAGCTCCATTTTGATTGAATCACCTGGTCCGTTACGAACAGTACCTTCTGAACTGGTAGCGACGATTAAATAATCTTCATTCTTTGATGCACCTTGTTCAGCAGCACCGATAACGTCTTCTCTGATATCTCCTGATAACCATTCATCAATAGTCCATATTCTAGCTCTTGAACCTTGAATTTTGTCAATAGACATAGGACGTATTTCGACGATTGAATTAGTCAGAAGATTCTGAATTCCTTTCTTAGTAGAAGCTAATTTTACCCTATCGGCTTTAGAGCCTGTTGTGTTTTGTAAAGAACCTTCAGTTAAGAACTTAAACAACGGTCCTCTTGCTCTAGTAATAGAAGTTCTTATTGGAGACATTACTTCTTCAGCTTGTCTCATTGTTGGAGCAGTGGTTATTTGCTCCGTTGTTGATGTATCAACATTTAAGAAAAAGCTTTGAATGGAAGAACTATACATTGATTTAGCGGCACCTCTGGCTACTATTAAATACTGCTTAGAAATTAATCTTTTCTTTATTCTTTTATTAACATAATGTCCACCATGTCCATCAGCAAAAGGTACATATACGCTTCTTTCAATAAAGTAATACCATCCAAATATTTGTTCTGCCCATAATTTAAAAGAATCAAGAAGCTTTAAATCAGCTCCATCGGTTAGAGTTAATTCGCTTTCACAATAAGAAATGTAACCTTCAACCGCTTCGCTATCGTAGTATATTCCGGGATTAGCAATCATAGCATCGATTCTATTCATTTCCATAGATATAGTTTCACATACTGCTATTTCACCTCTAAGAACCGCATCACGAAACATACCATAATATTTAGGAGTAGCTGTATTAGATAAACTCATAGTAATCTATCCTACTTTTTCTTTTTCTTCTTAATTGCACTATTGGAATCGAAACCTATTTTATTTTTCTTCTTTGTTGTTGCTGTTTTAGGATCGAAACCTATTTTTACAGTTTTCTTCTTTTCTTTTTCCTTATTTAAATTAGCAGCTTCTTTTTCTTTTTCTAAAATACTATTTAATTCATTTACATTCTTTTTAGTCTTTAATCTGTAATTTGATATCTCCATCTGCTTTTTCTCTTTATCCCAGATTTTATCTAAAGTAGGTGTCTTATTTCCATCTAAATCTAATACTTCATTTCCTACTTTTTTAAGCCATTTTTCTAAAGTAACTTTACCGGCTTCTGTAACAGCTGGTCTTACAGCATCATTCCATGTAGATTTTACAAACTTTTTACCAAGAGAAACTTGTTTAGGATTAAGAGAATTGTATGTATTAAGTTCTCTTTTATAATCATTTTCGAGTCTTAATCTATTTACAGCTCTTCTTAATTCATCATCACTCATTCTATCAGAAGTTTTAGACTCATTTTGTTCTGTCTTTTTGCTCTTATCTTTTATGCCATATTTCTTTTCAAGATATTTTTTAGTATCATTAATCTTATCTTCAGATTTTCTCTTAGCAGCTTTTATTTTGTAATCTTGTTTAGCTTTCTTTTTTAATTTTCTTATTTCACTTTTTGTATCGTCTTCTATTTTTTTAACTTTAGACTTAGTCTTTTTGTTATACTTAGCATGTTCATATGCCTTTCCATATATATGCTGATACCATTTCATACCAACACGACCGTAATGATATAATTCATCTTGTTTAATATTTTGTTCCATATCGCACCTCCTATTATGTTTCAGATTCGACATTAAGACGCCACTCTAATTGTTTAATCTGTTGTTGCATTGCTTCCATAATAGTTGCGCTAGCTGGTGGATCAAACAATAATCTAACTCTCAAATATATGTATGTCTTTACAGAGTTAAATTTTATTTCATCATCTATATAGTCGCTCCAAAGAGTCTTATCATCTTTTATCATGAACCCTTCAGCTGGTCCTACACCCAGTTGATTAAGAGTGGTGAATGCTGTGTTAATATGCATTACTATATCTACATCGAAATTATTATAATTTTCGGTTATACCTAATAATTGTTTGATTGAGGTTAATATACTTTCCATAACATCACCTCTTACTTAACATTTAATGAATTTTTTCATACAATATCCTACAACCCCATTTGTAGTACAGATTCTATAGAATTCTTCTGTTGTAGACGCTGAAAGATTAACAAGAACTTTATCATCTTTCTTAATTACGCATAAAATCTCTGAATCTTTACTAGGTCTTTTACGTACATTTAATCTAGCGCATCCATCAACAAAACCTTCAACAGTTTGTTCTACATCAACATCGAGAACATCGGCTTCATTCAATTCTACATTATTTTCTATTGGCTCTAATTCAAGATTTGCGACTACTTTATCATTGACCGTTACTTGAATCGCTTCTTCTTTTTGGTCAATGCTAGCAGTTTCAATCATATTGTTATTTTTCTTCTTAAAATGTTTTGAATAACTTTTATATCCCATATTTACCTCCATTCAATGTCTCCAAGGACATGTGTCATTTTTTGTTCTTATAATTGGATCTTTATACAACAATTCGCTAGTACCGTAATGGATAGCATTGTGTGTATTATTAATCGTAGTTATAAGATATTCTGGGTTTAATAGAAACTCGGTTCGATTTAAGATATCATCCTTTGTTATTGGATTCATATGATGAATTAATATTCTATTGCCTTTTATTTCACGGTCTGAAATACCTAAATCACATCCATTATCACGTACAATTACATAATTTCTAATGTCTTGCCATTCAGGCGATTTATAAAAAATCTGATTTAGGTATCTATCAAATCCAAATGTATCTTCACCAACTTTTCCACCTAATCGCAAATATTCATATCTCTCTTCGAAAGTCTCAAGTTTTATTAATTCTGAGTATGTTCTAATAATCTTCTGATTCGTTATCATCTTCATTATTATCACCACCATCAGTTCCATTACCACCATATTTCCTCATAGCAGCAATAGCATTTGCATATAGTTCTTCAATACGTTTAGCAGATTGCAGTGATTCTGTCTTTGCTGTAATAAGTTCTTTCTGCTTTTCAAGTATCTCTCTTTCTATACGTTCTTTAGTAGAGCCCAATTTTAAATAATGAGTTATTACCTGAGATGATGCTGTACCATCTCTTAACTGCTGTTCGGCTAATTCAGTTGCTAAGTATATAAGTTGATTTTCCCTAGCTTCTGGAGTTAAACCAGGACGCATAGATTTAGAACTTTTGTCCGACTCTTTTACAACTTTACTCTTCGCCATAAACATTCTCCTTCCTCATATCTAAAGCTTAGATGACACTTAAAGTGACTTATGAATTTTATTACTTTTTCATTTAAACCATAATTGATACTTTATGCCTAAAATGTAGAAAGGAGAATAAATACTTCATTAATTTACTATAGGAAGTGAACTTTTAGAACAGCTACTATTACTATGAGTCTGGGCAGAACTCGTTCATAAGTCACTTTAAGTATCATCTAAGAAATTTTGCAAAAGTTTTTATAAATTTTTACATACTATTAAGTATGTTTTAAATAGATAAGTATGCAATAGTATCACCTTTACATACCTTCTTACATAGTTTTATCATGTTTTTAAAGCAATTTTTTGCCCAAAATTACACAGCTTAATACCAACCTGAAAATATAAACCTAAACTGTTTTTCAAAAAATTCCCTCCGGGGAAAATATAAAG